AAAAATGGGGTTTTTTATTTGTTTTATCCAGTTTTTTACTTATCTTTACACCATGTTTTTCAAAAAAAATAATATCATAATATCGGACACAAAATTTAACATCATTAAAAAAAATGTTAAATTGAAATTCTTACCAAAAGAAGGGGAATTCATCTATTTTGACGATCAAAAAGAATATTTTGTAGTTCACAAAATAATTCATAACTTCGCCAAAGAAAATAATATTTGGGTTACCATAATCCCCATAGAAAATAATGATTTAACTAATATTTATTAAAAAAAAATTAATTATGAGTAATTGGACTAAAGAAGAAGTTAAGGTAATGAAGTTCTTAATTAAAAAGAATTTAGAACCAACAGAACCGACCGAAATCAAAAAATTATTAGTTGATTTGGGTTATGATAAGGAAGAATCAACCGATTTATATTATTTATATAAAAATAATGTAATTGATGGTGAAATTGATTTGGAGAATGAACCAGATAGAGATAAACATTGGGAAGATTTTGACCCAAGTCATATCGCCTTAGCCATTCACTTGGATATAGATCCTTCAGAACTTGAGGAAGAAAAATATGGGTATTATAATCTAAAATCATTTAATGTGGATGGCGATATGTACGCCGTTGGTGATGATGATGCCTGTGATATCGCCGCCGAAGACGCGGCACAATTTTTAATTGATGACAAAGTGTTGAGCCCAAATTTCATGAGAGATTATATTAAGATGTCAGAAACAGATAGACATTTATGGTCACAAGATGAATCAGATAATTATGTTGAACATTTAACCGATGAAGATATTATTGAAAGAGGTGGTATTGAGGATGAAATTGAAGAAATTGATAATAAAATAAGTGAATTGGAAGACCAACAAAACGAATTGGAGAGTCAAATTGAAGATCCTGATGAATATGAAGAAAAATGGGATGAAATTAATTCAGAAATAGAGAAATTGAATTCAGAAAAAGAAGATTTAATTAACTCCACCAAGGAAAAAATCCGTGAAGAAATTTATGATGAAACTTATAGTGAGTTAGAAGATCCAGTAGAATATTTCGTTGAAAGTAGAGGAATTTATACATTGGAAGAATTAATGGATAATGGTCCAATATTTTATGATGAGGATAAAATGAGAAAAGATATTGTTAGACAAGATGGTAGAGGTACACTTTTATCAAGTTATGATGGTGTTGAAAATGAACAAGATTATGATGGAGAGACATATTATATATACCAAAATTAATTAATTATGTCAGTTAGAAAAATTATAAAAGAAAATTTGAATGAAAAGTTATGTCAAGTAATTCAAAAACAACTTGATAGATTATTTGAATTTAAAAATGGTATTAACCCTAAATTCAAAGAAACTATCAGGATAAAAGATACTCCACATACTTATACCATTACCGTAAGTAATAAAATGAAATATGATTTATTAATTACATATATGTGTGGTAGAATTAAGGAAACACTTGATTTCACCAGAGATGAATCTTATGGGTGTGTTAAAAATTATGTTGATAATAAATTGAATGAGACAACAGAATATATTGAAGAATCTGAAGAGGGAGAATCTGGTGATAAAGAATCTTCTGATACTTCTACCACTGGTTCTGAATGGGAATCTGGAGTAACAAGAGGTCCAGGTAACCCAATAACTTACGATACCGAATGGAAGGGTCAAAGAGGTTGGGAAGGAATTAAATCATATACAAAACAAAGGGGTAAAGCCAATCCACTATGAAAATTTTAGTAACAGAACAACAATTTGAACACATAGTTAAATTGATTTCAAAAAATAATGTTAATGAACAAGTGGTTAAAGATGAACACGAAATATGTTCGGTTCTAACTTGTAATAACTTAAATGATGTTTTGGGTAAAATTGATCAGAACAAATTAACCCCAGAAGAAAAATCTAAATTATCAATCATCATTAAGAAATATCATCAAGATGTTAAAAATAACTTGAAAGATTCCCCTAAAAGTGGTGGATTAAAGGGGATGACTGGAGATTCCGAAAAGGATTTTTGTGATATGTACCTTTCCGAAATCCAAACATTGATTTGTTCTCCGACACAAGAATAATTATTCTGGATCTGGTAAATCGTTTATTGTGAAATTTTCGTAAATAAACTTTTTAATCACAGATTCGTCTTCATTTTCTTCTTTCCAATATTCAAAACTGAAAACATTGTATGGTGTATGAAAATCTTCATCGTATAATTCAGAACCCCATGTTTCAGAACTATAATTTCTATTATTATCTAAAGATTCCACCCACTCTGTGTAATTATTACCCTCTAGGTAACGAACTTTATTTTTATCGTCACCTGTTAATCTAAATTCTACGCGTATAAATCCCGATCCATCGGTTTCGTAGTCTAAAATTTGTTTAATTCTATATTCTTTCGCCATTGTTTATAATTTCCCATAAATATGGGTAAACTATAAAATGTTCTTGAAAATGTGAGAAATTACATCTACAGTCCAACCATTACCCAACATTTTTTTCGCCTGACTCTCACTAACTATCCCATCAAAATAATTGTCTGGTACTGTTTGTAACCTACAATATTCTTTTAGTGTGTAATATCTAAAAGGTAGGTTATTTTTAAACGCGTCTGGATGTCTTCCTACTGGTAATGTGGTTAAAACATTATCTTTACCAACAGTTGTCAAACAATTAGATTTGTTCATATTTGTGGCTCTCACCTCTAAACATTGTGTAATCGGTATATTTTTATTATAGTCTTCTCTTTTACCTTCATTATTTAATCTTCTCCCTAGTATGGTGGCTTTATTTAGTTTTCTACCTCTTATCGCACTAGGATTTATTAAATCATCACTTTCTAATATATCTACTAAATTAACATTCTTATCCTCTGGTTGACTTATATTTGGGATGTTAGTCCAATATAGACGAACTCTGTTCTGGGCAGAAACCAATGAAGAATTAATTTTAATTGGTTCGACACCCAAGGCTTCGGTGATAACATCCTCCCATTCTTTTTTCATCACCACATTCTCCAATAGAAAATAAGTTGGTTTAACCTCATTTAAAACTCTCACATACTCCCAAAATAATCCACTTTTACCATCAAAACCAGACCTAGTACCCGCACTACTAAAAGATTGACAAGGAGATCCGCCAAATAATAAATCAATTTTAGGTAAATCACTACCTTTAAGTTCTGTAATACTACCCAATTGGATTGTATTTGGGTGATTATGTTGAGTGACTTTAATCGCGTGTTTATCAATCTCGGAGGCATAATATTTTTCATATTTGATACCTACTCTATTTAGGGCAATTTGTCCACAGGACAACCCATCAAATAAACTTAAAACATTCATTTTCTATGTGGTTGTAAAGGTTATTAATATCGGAATCATTGTTTATAATTAAGTCTGGAACTATAGTTTCTAGTTCTGTCTCGGAAGAATGTAAATCAATGGTTTTTAAAGAAGGTCTATTTACCTTCCATATTGAACCACCAAAATATCTAATACTATCCGATTCGTGTTTAAATCTAATATCTGGGACGACTACTTTAATATCTGGGTTTTTATTAATTTCTTCTTCATACCATATCTTAAACCTATGAACCCAAATTTTTCTACCGAAACTTGATAACTTATCCGTATGTTTATGAATATCATATTGTAGAAGTTCAGTCCCAAAAATTTGTAGAATTTCTCTTGGTGTTATACCCCAATTCCCATCAACAACTTCTTTTTCGTCACCCCATAACTGTTCATCGGTGAATCCAAACATTTCTTTAACACCCCTTTTTAGTGGATCCGCGAAAGAATATTTAACGAAACCATATTTTTTGATTAAAAGGTCTGATACCGTATCTTTACCAGACCTTTTTATTCCCGTTATACCTATAATTGACATATTTAATTTTTTGTAATGATAGATAAAAATAAATTAAAAATCAATATGTTTTTAAAATTAAATCGCATGAGGTTCTTTAATATCTATACCACTCTCATGTAGATAGTTCTTAGATGTTTTCTCCAAATAATTCTTAACCACAAAATAGACCTCCTCACCATCAATATCCATTTTAAAGTTAATGAAATCACAGATCAATTTAATCATATTTTCATTATCTTCCTTATCTATCCTATTAAGATCATTTTTACCATTGATTGAATATATCATGAAAAATC